CTGCTCTAAATTCGCCGCTGATGTTTCCAGTCGCATCCATAATAGGCCTACGATTTCTTAAGTAAGCACTAAGCACATCGCCAACAACTTGTCCACCAGCACCAAATGCAGACTCTAACCCTACTTGAGCAACATTAAACGGCTGAGTGCTACCTAATGCTTGTGATGCCAACTGAGAACTAGACCCAATAACTCCTGTTGCTGTACCAGCTATTGCTGCCCTTCCACCAGTTGTTAGACCAAGTTGCGCTAACTTTCCTGCTGGCAAGAATTTAAACAGATCGCCAACAAATCCAACGACATCTGTACCAGATAGACCGGGCTTATTAAGATAGTAAGGCTTATTATCAACAATTAAAAAAGGGTTTCCTTCTTGGTCAATTCCCGGCTGTGATCCCGGTATATTTTTAACCATAATGTCTTGCAATGCTTTGGGGTCAGTTGTTGACATCACCCCCAGAAACGGCATGAAAGATTCGGTAAATCCTAATGGCGCACTTACTATTTCTGGAGTGCGTTTGTTGGGCATAGGGAATTCTGGCAAACCTAATCCCTGCGAACTTACAGGTGCTGCCGGATTTACATCCACATTACCAAATGGATCGTAATCAACAGGTTTAATAGAGACAGTTCCCATGATTTTCAGTCTTTATAAAGGTAATTCTTCCCTTTAGGGTCTGTATAGTAATAGTTGTTGTCATTGCCCAATCTTATTTGGGTACGCTTCCCATTTATTGTGACAATTCTATTTTTAGGTAATTGAATTGTGCTAAATGGGTCTTGAACATCTACTTCAGGGTCTGGAGATTCCAAAGCAACAGCATAATTTCTATACTGTTTAATTACAGGTTCAACTGACTTTTTCTTATTTTGCATCAAAGAATAAGCCATCGCATTTAAATCTTGTCGCTGATCGTCAGACAAAATCCTAGAGTTAATAAATTGTTGATGAATACTTTTTAATTTGTCTGGTATGCTTTTTTGACCTGCAATAGTACCAATATCTCCTTGCTGAACAGCACCGCCCGGATCAAGCATCTTAGCCATACTATAAATAAGTACAGCATCAGACGCTCCACCAGCAGCCGGATTATTGTATGCCTGAACAAAGTTGTTAAATCTAGTAGCAACTTCAAATGACTCAGAAACATTTTTGTTTTGCACATACCTAGATGAGTTTTCGCTCAATGCCTGTGCGCGTTTAGCAGGATCAGTTAGATTTATTATGTTTTGTGGTCTACCTTCTCTAGCCTTCTTTAGTGCTGCTGCTATTAGTGTAGGATCAAGTGTTTGTTTTATTTTTTCATCTTCTGCAAGAATATTTTGAATTTCTGAGTTAATTTGATCCTTAGTTAATTTGCTTGCTCTATCAATAAGACTGTTTACCCTTGTCTGAAGGGTTGGGTAAACACCTTTAAACTGTTGTGGCAAACCAGCAATAAGTTCTTCTCTCTGACGTTCAACAGAGACGCCAGTATTCGGAATTAAAGAAGGAATGTTGTCTATTATTTGCCATTTCCCTAGTTTTGGATCAAGATTTATCGCTAAAGCCTCAGCGTCAGTTAAAACTCTTTTCCCGCCAAAATCTGCAAGTTCACCCCTCTTATTAGAAATAAGTTTGTTATCTCTCAGGAAATACTGTTCTTTAGGGTCTAGTTCTTCAGCTTGTCTTGTAAATTCATCTGCTACCCCTACATCTCCTGCTTGCTTCGCAATCACAGCCAAGTTACGCAAACGAGCAGCTGCGGCCTGATCTTCTGGACTAACAAAAGACTTTGGCTTTGGAGCAACAGCACTAGGCGCAACAGGAGCAACAGGAGCAGCGGGAGTAACAGTAGCAGCACGAGTAGTTACGACTGGAGGAGGAGCAGTTTGAGCAAATACGCCACGTACAACAGGTGGCGCAGCCATATCAGCACTTCCATAGCCGCCACCAACAAACCCACCACTTCCAACCTCAGGAGACATAAGCCCAGCAGGAGCCTCAACGGTAGGCGCAGGGGCAGGTGCGGATACAGGAGCAGGTACAGGAGCAGGAGCAGCTTGGCTAGTCGGTGTCCCAAGTCCGTACATCTTCATACGTTGACGAGCCGATACCTGCTTAACAAATTCATCTGGACTTACAGAAGCTAGATAAGCCAAGTCAGGATTAGCCTCAGCCAATTTTTGCAATCCTTCTAGTTGCCGCTTGGACTGCTGTAACTTCATTACGTTAGCCATCTGGTTAATGCCAGATTCATACGTCTGAGCAGCACCACCATAACCAGCAGCTAGAGCCGTTAAGACGTTCTGTAACGCAGAGCGACGATAGCCCTGCGGACTCATTCCCTGAGCCAAAGCAGCACCAGCACTCAGCAATCCACCTAAGTTAGCGCGTCTTTCTAAAGCAATACGATCTTTTGGGTCGGTTAGTAGACCCTGATACATAGACGGTGTACCAGTAAATATCGGTGGTAGGAAATCTTCAATAGCCATACGTCACCTTAGATCAGACTAATTCTTGGGCTACCCATTGCATACTGTGTAGGCTCTTCCATCTGGAACTGCTGACCACGCATCAAGCCCGGAGGAGGAGCCATCTCAAGAGGAGGCACAGGAGCAGGAGTTACTGCACTTTGTAACGCACCCAATCCAACTTGAGTAGCTATAGGATTTTGTCTAGCAAATGTGTTAATACCGCCAAATGCATCCTTAGCACCAGATAGCAAACTTGCACCTAATCCTTGGTTCAATGTCTGACCAGCAGCAGTTTGTGTAGCCGCCATGCCTAACGCTGGCTGTGCAGAGATATTTGCAGCCTGAGCAGCATTAGCAGCAGCACTAGCACCTTTAATCCCACCCATTGCAGCACCACCAAAGCCACCTAGCGCACCACCTAGCAGCGCACCCTGTAATGGATTACGACGATTAGTGACAGCACCTACGCCAGCACCAATCATTGCCATAGTTACCGGATCACCCATTATTTACCTCCAGACGGTGTAGATGTAGAAGTTGACTCAGAACGAGTCTCCAATGGCGCACCGTAAACAACTTGAGCAGCACGTTGTAATCTTTGCAAAGGTAGGTCTTGAGCAGCCAATCGACCTTGGATAGCCTGTTGCTCGTAGCCTTCTCTAGCCTGACCAACCTGTAACAGTCGCTGAAGATCAGCATAGTCAGCAGCAGACATCTGTGGAGCAGCCTGAGCAGCCGCTACCTGTCTAGCCCTCTCAGCCTCAGCCGAGGAATACGCTAGTTGACCACCTTGTTCCGCTAAGGCACGAGCAAAGATGTCTTGTGCGCGACCAGCCTGTTGCCCCATTGCTGATGAGCCATAACGACCCGCTGAAGAAGCCTGAGACTGTAGGTCTTGGATATTCTGGGTATAACGCTCACCAGCTAGACGATTCGCTTGCTCTAAAGCACCGCCTAGAAACTGATTAACGCCACGACCTTGAATCGTAGCTAACTGTTCAGCCTGACCAGCACGGAGTAGCGGAGAACCGCCTATAGCCCGTTGTTGAGCCATCTGTAGGGCTTGCTGAGTAGCCTCTGATGGAGCCACAGCCAAGGTCTCAGGAGCCGATGGCATCATTTGATAAAGCCTCTGAGCCTCACCTAGCGTATAAGTGATATACGGCCTAAATGCCGGATCAATTTCCGTTCTTGATGTTTGCGTTTGATTTTGACCGCCGCCGCCACCACCCATATTAGACCTCGCTTATCCACTTTCTAGGCCTGAAACCGTAAGCCTTAGCTCTACGATCCCATCCCGGTCTATGGCTTGAGAATGTTAGGTATTTGTTACCACTTTCCCTTGCCATATTTTTGATGAATTGTAAACCTTTTTGCACCATCTGATAATCATTTTCTAACGTCCAAGCACACCAGATATGGAGTTCTTCCCCCAATGGTTGCAAAATAAAGAACGCTTTGAAATGGTTATCCTCTAGTCCAACCCATAAGCCAGATTTCTGATTCCAGCAGTCCGTGTACACATCTTCCACGATCCAACTTTCAGAACTGACACTCTTAATTTTGTCTAATCCAGGCTTGACGCTCATCCACCACTTTCTGAGTTGGTCAGGCTCGATATATTTCCATTCTGTCATCCGACTATTATGTATCCGTAAGTTTTGTCAGCCGTACTATTAGCCCAATGACTAATAGTTGCTTGACCTTGTTGTTGAGTAGAAACGTATAAATTCGTTGTAGCCGATGGTGCAAGGTAAGACATCGTAATGATAGTTGATGGTGTAGCTGGTCTAGTCGGACTCGTATCAGTCGGATACTGCTCCAAAGAAACGCCAGTATCACTAACTCGCCACATTACCTCAACATAGTCATTAGCGTTCATTTCCAGAACGTAATTCATCGCAGCGATCAGGTGGCTAGGATCACCCGTACTCTTTCTTGCTGGCAAGTAAAACTTACTATTAGAACCAGCTACGTTAGTTCCATTCTTACGGAACCAAATATCTACGTCCTGACCATCGTTTGACGTATTCTTAAATTGAAACGAGAACTGGATGTTGTAAATCCCATAATTCCTGACATTTAGCCTAGAACTATCGGAAACGTAAACTCCATTGGAATAATCTGTTGTGTTAAAGGTAACTGCGTACGCTGTAGTCGTGTTAGCCGCAGTTTGGTCTGTGGAGTCCTGAAACGCCCCATAGGGAGCCGAATCAGCCTCAGCAGCCGCAGATACTGGGACAAAGAAAATCAGGCTGTCAAAGCCTATACGCTCATCGTAAAGGGTTGTTGTAACCGCATTGCCAGTCGCTAGGGTAATTAGACCTGTGTTGTTGGTCTTTCCGTCCATAACACCACGAACGACCTCAGCAACAGCCCTCTGATCCCCTCCAAATGGCGGTAATGTACGAAATTGCCTCATCGAGTACCCTGCTTGACTACTTCTACGTCAATTCCTACCGCTGTTTCCCAGTTATCCCCTGTCGGAGTCAGTCTTAGACGATGATATTCACCGTTAGAACGGATGGAAACACGGTTTTCAGCATCAGCAGCTACGTTAGAGCCAAATTCAACCACTTCATTAAGCAAATCACGGCTAGAAATCGCTACAGACCCGCTTCCACCGTCCACAGTTGGCCTTACCAACGTCACCGTAGACCGTCCAATTGCTACATCGCCTGTCGTAATGTTCGCTGTCTTAGGTTGACCAGAGAAAGCAATGATCTTAGCCCCTGAAACACCCGCAAAAAGTAGCTGACCACCAGCAAATACCCGTGAATCCAGAGGAATCTCTAGCGCATCAATACTAGAATTGTAGTTATCTACCTGCTCTAACGTCGCTGACGGTGTTAACACAAAGGAAATAGAGTTAGCTGTAGTGTCTGTGTATGACCAACGATCCAAGTTAATCGAATAAACCAACAGATTTTTACCACCGAAAGAGTTATTGAATTTCCAGATAACTAACTTTCGGATCGGGTCAACTGTGGCTGACATTCCTGTAGATATTTCACCCGGAATGACATGGTCAAAAAACCACCTATTGACCTTCTCAGCACCGATAGCCTTTACTGATTGACCATCACAGGAATAAAACCCGTCATCAGCTAGGAAGTACGTTATGCCGCCATATTGAGCGATTGATCCGTCTGAAATACAGCCCAAAGACCTAGAGATGGCATCGAATTGAAAAAAGAAAGGGCTACCCGTGTAACTCATACGGTAAACCGCCCTCTCAAGGAATACTAGACCGTATTCCCCACCAGAAAGACCTGTTATATCCCCACCGTCAGGGATGATCTGCGTATCAGACTGAGAAGCTGCACCCGGAGTCCAATCCGTCTCATCGTTAATATCCGACCAATAGACCTTGTTCGCATCCGTTCCATCGTTAGCCGCAACAACGAAATCACGAACAACTGTGACATATTTAGCCGTAGGAGCAGCAGCAGCTAGGTTCGCAAAGTAAGTTGATACGCCAATCTCATAGGCTTGCAACTTATCCTGACCGTTAGCCAGAATCATCTTTGCCCCGTACTGAGTTACATCCCAACTTTCAACCGCTGCATAGCCTGTTGTCGTTGCTGCATCTAAACTAGCATCAGACGAGTCAAACTTGTAAACCTGAGTCGCTCCAGCAGCAAATAAAGCCACCTCACCAGCAAACTTACCGCCAAACGTAATAAGCAAATTCTGAGCAGCAGCATCAGAATAGTCAGCCTCAGACCTAAAAGGCGCATAACCGTTAGCAACGGGATAACAGTTCTTAGCGTCAGTAATCGCCCCTGTTACTCCGGGCTGATCTGGTAGCCACTCACCAAACGCTATTTTTTGCATCATTAAACTCCCAATGCTGATTTAATCTCGTCAGGTGTTTGTGCTGCGTCAATACTGGTCTGAATAGCTGCGTACTTGTCACGGATAGCTTGACGAGCTTCCTCTGCCGCTTGTGCATCTACACCCGGAATCTGTTTCATAATGACTTCATCATGCGGCTTGAATTCCTCATCACGAGCAGCGCGACGAGCAGCATGGGCAATATCTTTTGCCTTAGTCATGTTTATGGTAATCAAGATTCCTCCCTAGCAGGAAACTCATTGGACTCAGCACCGACTCCGTCAGTCGAAATACTTGGGTCAATCTCCCAAGCGTTACGGAAAGTGCGGTCAGACGGAATGTCTGATACATCCACAATCTTGTAAGGCTTGCCAGCAGGGACATCCTTAGCAGCAATCTCTTTAATGGTATGTTCTTGTAGGCACTCAGGCGTTGGGATGAGGATCGAAACACCGCCTTCGTCGTTTTGATAAATGACTCGTTGATTCATGATTTTTCCTTTCGTAAGTTGTTTGTGATTAGCGGAAGATGGCGACAGTAACTAAAGCCATATCTGCACTACCAAGCGAACTATTGATGGTTTGCACCTTAACTTGGGTTGTGCTGTAAACACTACCAGCCACACCAAGTCGAGCAAAGCCACTACCATTAGATTGTCCCACGCTTGCGACAGCGCAATAATTCGCATCTGGCATTGCAGTAGTAAAGTTTACGGTGTAATCACCAGTCCCGTTATCCGTGATACTCGTCACATTCCCACTAGCACGAATTGCAACCGTACCTGTACCGTTAAAGTTCACCCAAGCTCTGCAACCGTAGGCTGTGGCTACTGAGCCGTAACCAGAGTCAAACCCGAATGTACTGCCTGTAGCATTTCCAGTAACAGAACCAGCACTACCAGTTGTGTTTTGATTCAATGTAGGAACATCTGCCGCTTGAATAGCGGACATCACTACATCTGTTCCATCGCCCCGCAAATACTGGCCTGATGTGACCGCGCCAGCTAAAGCATCCATAGCTGCTTGGCGAGTTGTTTGCCCCGTACCGCCATTAGCAAGCGGTAACGCACCCGTCACACCATTAGTTAAATCAATTTGAGACCATGCAGGATTATTATTCGTTCCTGTATTAGCAAGATAACGAGTTGCTGTCGTATTTTTAGGTAAAAGTACAAAATTATCTGTACCAGAGGCATATAGTAAATCGCCCTGTGCAGCACCTAGTCCGAATGTATCTATTGACGAACCATCTACGTTCACAGACCTAGCCGCCGTATACGTTACGAACACATCCTTAGTGCCAGATGAAAAGTTCGTTTTAGTAGGCGCACCAGCACTAGACGCTAATACGGTATCTCTTGATAGAGTTGTTCCTGATGCCGTGTAAGTGCCTATCCCGATTTCCCATTCGCTACTACCTTGTCCAGCAATGGTGTAGTAGGTCGTGTTTCCATTGCCAATAACGGAAAATGACTGAAATCCAGCAGCAGCACCTGCAAGCGTAACCGTTCCTGTCCCAGTAGTGGCAGTCGTTTCTTTTACTCTATCAGCTAAAACAAGTGGCATTACACCCTCGACCAGTTATCAGAACTCCCACTTACCTGAGTCCAATTGTTGTTATTTGCAGAAACAACACTCCAATTATTAGAGCCAGCAGCTATTGCAGTCCATTCATTATCTACAGCACTCTGTTCTGTCCATGTATTAGATTGAGGAGCAACATCAGACCACTCCTCACCAATAATCACACCATTCGCACTAATCGTTGCTAATACATTAACAATGCCTGAACCAGAGAAAATACCAAAGCCATTACATACAACAGTTGCCGTACCATTAACTGAAGCATGACCGTCATAAATTACGCCACCGTTAGCAGTTACAGTCGCATTTGCCGTAATCGCAGCACTTGCTGTCCTGATTCGTATACCGTCAGCGGTAACAGTTGCATCTGACGTAATAGCTGCATTACCAAACTGAACTCTAGTACCTAATGCTGAGACAGTTGCTGTAGCGTTAATTGCTGCATCACCTGCATATACCGCTGTAGCATCTGCCGATACCGTCGCAATAGCATTTATGGAGGCATCAGCAAATCTTACTATTCCACCAAGCGCAGAAACTGAGGCATTTGCTGAAATGTCAGCAGTAGCAGTCCTAACTCTAATACCGTCAGCATTAACTGTGGCATCAGATGTTATCGAGGCATTGCCAAACTGAATTCTCGTAGCTAATGCACTTACGTCTGCAAAGCACGAAATATCACCAGAACCAGCATAAACAGCAACAGCGTTCGCAGATACGCTAGCAAAAGCATCAACCGATGCAACTGCATCAATTAACTTACCACCATTAGCAGATACAGTAGCCGAACAATCTACCGAACCTGAACCAAGTATTATTTTTATTGCATCAGCAGTAACGGTGGCAGAAGCATCTACACTCGCGGAACCAAATAACGTAACACCCCCTCCTGACAGAGAGGAAAATGGAACCTCAGAGTATGCTGTTATGCCAAACATAATTTAGGCAAGCGTCACAGATAACGACCCAATAGCAATCTTGAAAATATCACCGCTTGCAATCGTTTTCGACGCATCCAAAGCTGTGTGATAAAGCAAATTCCCAGTAGTTAGGGAATCCATAATTCCGATCCATCCTACCGTACCCCACGATCCTGTAGCTTGAGGGAATTCAATTGCAGCAGTATTAGTAGTTACGCCATTACTAGGCGCACCAAACGTAATCGACTGACGGGCATACGAACCACCAGAAACCTCAGTACCCGTATTAGCATCTGTAGGATCACTAGTAAATAGACCTAGATAAACAGTTGATGGACTTGTATAGCTAGTGTTTCGCAGAGTAGCGTTAATCAGCGCATCCTCAAGATAATTCGACATTTCTGCCATGATTTCACCTCACGTTATAAGACATAGACATAGGCTGACCGCTGTATTCACTCGATTGGTCAGAGTTCGTAATCGCCATTACAGCACGATCATACAAGGCTGCCCAAGTCTGAACACGGGCATCATTCATTAGATAAGGCTCTGCTTC